GCCGCTTGGCTGGCCGACGACAGAGCGCCGCGCGTGGTGGCGTCGAAGTTGCCGGGACCGTTGCGACCGTTGCCGGGAGGGGCATCGGGGTTGCCCTGCATCGGAGCGCCAAACTCGCCGGTCGTGGAATCGAACGGCGCCACGAAACCGCCTTGCGGCACATTGACCGGCGTAAGCGGGACCATGCCCTCGGCCACCGTGTTACCGGACGGCAGATTGACGATGCGCGAGCCGGACGCGAGCGTGGGGTTCTCCGCGTTGAAGCGGGCCGTGCGGTCAGCAAACGACGGCTCGACGGTCAGCATTTCGCGCGGATCGACACCAGGGCCACCCATGCCGACAACGCGGTCGCCAACGACGACCTTGCGCTCGTTCATGATCGGAGCGCCGTTGACCTGACCGGGCGTCACAATGGCCGTGCCTTCAGCCGCAGCCATCGGCGCGAGACGACGTGCGAGGTTTTCCCCGACAGCGCCCGGATTGGTCTGCATCGCCAGCCACGCGGTGTCGCCGCCGAACTGCTGGGCAATGTCGAGCCTGCGTTGCGCCATCATGCGCTCCTGCGGCGCATCAGCCTCCGCTTGCAGCCGGGCGCGTTCGCGGTCGAGAGCGCCCGACACCGTGCCGTCGCCCTCGCTCGAAAAGATGCCGTCCAGAACGCGCCAAGGCGAGACACGCGCTCGCTGTGCCGGTGCGGGATCCGGGGCAGGGGCCATGCGAGGCCCGCCCGACTGGATCAGTTGCATCACATCCGGCGAGAGGAGGCTGTAACGCTGCGCTTGTTGGGGGCGATCAATGAGACCCATCAGTTACTTCCCGTAGCTGCCGGTGAGGCCAAGGCTGGTCCCCGTGCCCTTGCTGACCGACGTGCCCTGCATGGTCTGGGTGACCTCGTTGGCGAAGCCGCCGCGAAGCTGGTTCAGCAGTTGTTGCAGGGCGAGCTGGAACTGGTTCTGGTTCTGGTTCTCGCCCATCGCCACGCCACGCGCGTCGGTGTAAGCCTTGTCGTTGAGGCCGGCGATCAGCGAGGCCCGGTCGCGCGACTGGCTGCCTGCCAGTTCCGCCTCGTAGATCCCACGCCGGTTGTCACCGAAGGCCCCAGCCTTGGCGAAATCCGATTGCTGCTGGGCACGGGCGACCGCATCACGCTGATCGGCTTGGCCAATCGAGGCGTTGATCACATCCTCGGTGTAGGGCGACTGATATTGGCCAATCGAAGCCGGGTCGAACCGCCCGTAGCTCATGCCCTGCACGTCCGAGATGCCATCGTTCAGCATCCCCGCCGCACGGTCAGACAGAGTGTTCGTCTGGACTTGGTTGGTGGTCGAGGACTGGCGCTTCTTGTCCTTTTGCCCGCTGCCGCCAATGCTCGCCATTCAAAGCTCCTTCCAGATCACCGGGTCAGCCGGTTGGTATCCGTGTTTTCGTGCGTATCGCAGCCAGCCCTTGCGGCCCGTCGCGCCTGTCATGTCGCAGCCGTTCAGCCGTCCGAACGCCTCGACGGTCGGCCCCAGGTCACTCATCGCCTTGAGCGAACCGCCCGCCGCGAAGATGTGCATCACCTTGTGGCGCGGGCTTTCGATGAACTCCCCGACCATGCACCCCTCGGGATGCACGAACAGGTGAAACGTCCCCGTCAGGATGCCCTGCCAGATTTCGTCAGCCGTCCAGCCCGACCCCTCAAGGGCCGAGGTGATCCAGCCCCTAACTTGCGAGTCCAAGGACCGTCGCCAGATCAGCGTGCTTGTATGACCGATCCGGGAAGAGGATCAGGTGCGTCCCGTCCGTGGCCACAGAAACGACCGTAGGGGCCTCCGGGTCGCCATGCGTGACGGTTGCCCGGTTTCCCTCGACTTGCGCCTCCACGCCCTCGGGAAGCGCATCCAGAGCGATCCTCACAGCGCCACCGCCGACAATGCGCCCGCGTTGCTGACCTGAATGTCCCACCGCGAGCCATTCGGGGACGACAGGATCAGCCGTTCCGACCCGGCGACCTCGACATCCTGCCCGGCCTTGCGGCTCTTGGCGTCCATCTTGTCGAGTTCGGTGCGGAGGCGGTCCTGGTCCTCGCGGGAATAGGCGTTCGGTGCGCGGGGAAGGCTCATCGACCGGCCCCCGGCTTCACGTCAAACCGCACCTTGCCCATGCGAAAATCCACGTCCGCATCTCCGGTGTAGGTCACCGCCACGCGCCGGGCCGAGAACCGCAGATCGGTCTTCGCCGTGGCCGTCACCGCCGCAACCGAGCTTGCCGAGTCCATCGGGTAGTCGGCCACCGAGAAGGAGACAGCGAGCGACCCCAGCGTGGCCTCGTCGGGGATGTAGGCATGGACTTCCATCGTCCGATCCCCGCCCGCAATCTCCACCGGACCCGAGGTCAGGTAGGGTTGCCGGCCATCCTTCACGTTCCCGGTTTCGTGCGAGTAGATGTAGCCGTCGTTCCCGACCAGTTGGGGGTATTGCAGGGGCGCGCGGTCAACGCCGCAAAGCCTCGACAGCGCCCCGATATTCCAATGCCCCTCGCGGTAGTTATAGACCACATAGCGGTCCACCTCGGTCGATCCAGACGACGGGTAGTGCCACCACACCTCGCCCCAGAGCGAGTTATGCCAGCCGGTCACCTTGCTGATCTGCGTCCGGTTCAGGTCCGAGAACACATAGTCCGACACATCGCACGGCACCGCATCGACGTAGCCGTTGTAGCCCCAGAAGCCGTTGACGCCGAACCAGAAGACCTGTCCGTTCGCCGCCACGACCGCCGCGCCCTTGGACGCCACGCCGCACCCGGTCTCAAGCCGCTCGAATGAATAGACCAGCGGCAGGCCAACGAAGGTCGCCCGGTGAACGTCCGTGTCGGTCCACAGCAGATAAGCCCCCTGGACCCTCTTGCCGCACTTCAGCCCGCCGTTCGTCTGGAGCCGCTTTCCGCCCGCCAGATTGGTGGACGAGGGCGTCCAGTCGGTATTGTCCTCGGCGTCGCACCAGTCCAACGCGCGGGGGTCGCCGTTGGCTGCGAGCGCGAACATGATGCGCTCGTCCGTCACCAGAATGGCCTCGGCGGTCGGCGCGTTGGTGATTGGCGCGGCAACGGTCGAGGTGTCCAGTTGCCACTCGTAGATCGTGGAGCCGATGGTGCCGACAAGGTATTGGCCCCAGTTGTCGAGGGACCACACCGCTGCCGGGATGACGTTTGACGAGTCCAGCCGGGGCGTCCCATACAGGCCCAGCCCGTAACCGCCCTCTCCGTAACCGCCGCCGATGAAGGCATCCGCCAGACCAGCCGTGAAGCCGGTTGTCGGGGTGATGTCGCTCACCGCACCCGAGCGCGAGACGGCGTAGAGCTTCGAGTGCGTCCCCACGCCGGTCCAGTTGGTGTTCGTATCCGCCAGCCACGCAATGATGGCCCGCGCCTTGCCAGTCATGGCCGAGCTTGAGCGCGTGACCCAGCCACCGACCGGGCCGGACTTGCCCTCATGGAACCGCCACAGGTCGGCGTCGTAGAACCGGCCTTGCGACTGGTATTGCGTTCCGTTCCTGTAGATCCCTGGGGGGATGTCCAGCGCGATCAGGGCCATTAGAGCTTGATGACCGCGAGGGCTGCGATGTTCTTCGGCGCGGTCTCGGCCCCGCCGCTCGCTGCGGTGTCGTAGGCCGAGATTGACTCACCGCCGCCGACCGTGCCCGTGGTGGTGCCGAACTGACCGGCCTCGCCGCTTGCAGCAGGAGGCGTGACCGAGTGAACGTGCGAGGCGTAGGTGTCGGCGGCATAGGAGCCGAGACGGCGCGACGTATCCACCCCCCGGCCATCGTCCAGACCACGCAGGAACATGGCCCGCGCGTCGGGGACGGTCAGCCGCTTGTTCGCCGCGAAGTCCGTCGCCGCATCCGCGCCGCGCGTGGAGCCGGCACCCGCCGAGGTCAGGATCGGGGAATCCGTCGCGTTCAGTGCCCACAGCAGGGCAAACAGCGCCGCCGTGTCCGCATTGGCGCGCGTGGCACCCGAGGAGGCGTTGCCGATGGTGCCGCCGTTCATCTTCACCCAGCCGGACGGGGCCGACGAGTAGAGGCCGAACTTGATGTCTCCGGTGTGGACATAGTTGGCCGACAGGGTGGCGAGCGTGGCTTCCGCCGTGTTCAGGTCCGTCTCGGTCGTATTGGCCAGCGAGGCCAGCGCCACCAGATCGACACGCGCCGCCGTCCAGTTGGCATTGTTCTCGGTGCCCCAGGTATCGTAGTCGGCACCCACGGTCGGGACGTTGGTGGTCAGCGTGATCGACACAGCCATTAGAAGGCTCTCCCGGCTCTGGCGTTCAGGGTGGAGGGGTAGGCCGTGCGCTTGTCGTCCTGCTCGATGGCTTGGACAGCCTCCGCATAGGCGTTGCGGATCACTTGGCGCTCATCGTCGCGGAAATAGATCAGGGCCTGCGACAGGGCGCCGTAGAGGTAGGCGTCCGGGTGCCGCTTCAGCAGCCAGTTCGTCGCGCACTGGGCCGACAGGGCCGGGATACGCTTACGGTAGCGCAGCCGGACGGAATAGGTGCTGTCCGGCACCGGGTCGAACGAGATAACGTCCGTGACCGTGTAGCGCGTCGGCTTGCCGGTCCCGAGGGCCGAGTCGAAGGCTTCCGGGGGCGCATATTCCAGCGCCAGCGCCGGGCTTCCCTCGATCCGAAAGGACCGGACGCCCGCGAAGTCGCACGGCAGCGCCATCGTCTCGCCCGAGATCGTGTAGGTGGCCGACGCGGTCATCTCCCGCGTGTCCAGTTCGCGGTTCATCTGGGCTTCCGCCAGCGTGATGAAGTCCGCAGCCTTGGCATCCACGCCCGCCAGCCCCGCCTTGTTGAGGAAGTCAGCAACAGCGGTCTTGAGTGTGGCGTAGGAGGTCAGGGCCATTTAGATCGTCCCCTCGCGCGTCTTGAACATCCAGTTTTCGTCAAGCCAGCGCGAAAACGCCTTCTTGTCGCCCGGTGTGCCCCGCGTCGGATCGGGCAGAATCCCGCGCTTCTTCAGGTCTTCCCAGATCGTCAGAGGCAGCGTGGCCATCTTGGTGCGATGGTCGAACCCGTCGCCCCACTTGTCGCGGCCCGAAGAGAAGTGCGCCCGCTGGAGCTTGTTGAGTTCCAGGATCGCCGTCATGTCCTGCGAGGTCCGAATGGTGGACACGCCGGTCATTTCGTCGGTCTCGATGTATTGGCTGATCCCGGTCAGGGGATCGTAGTCGAGGAGCCGTTCAGACATTCATTTCCCCATGAAAAAGGGGGCAGCCGAAGCCACCCCCTTCTCAGTCGTCAGTCGTCGGTCGATCAGGAAAGATCGCGCACAACTGCCATTGCTTGTTCGTTGGAGACCTCCAGACCGGCCTCCTCGATCATGTGATACTTGTGGCTGTCGCCGGTCTTGGCCAGCTCTTCCACGAAGTAGGGACGCAGGACGCGCTTCTTGGCCTGCGAGGGGTCGATCAGGTACGCCAGATCGGTCGGCATGAAGCGGTTGGGAACCACGTTCAGATTGCCGAAATCGGACACATACACGTCCACGGCACCGATGATGGTGGCCTGTTGCGCGCCTTGAACGGCAGAGCGGATTTCCGCGATACCGGCGAAGGCCGAGGTCTCTTGCTTCTTGGCCGGGGAGACCATCAGCATCGAGACTTCGCCGCCCGAGTTATACTGGAGCAGCAGGGCAGCCTTCAGGAGCGACTCCGACCAAGCGCGGTTGGTGCCGTCCGTGCGGGCCGTGACCGGAACGCCGCCCGTGATCGTGTAGGCGGTGCCGGACGTGCCGTTGGTGTCGTTGGTGAACAGCCAAGTGTCGAGCGAGGCGGTCACGCGGGCCGTGGTGGAGTTGCCGGCCACGGCGACGTTGGTGCCGGTGAACGACAGTTCCTGGTCCCGCTTGATCTCCTTGCCGCGCTTGGCGGTCTGGTAGGCGATCTCGGACTTGCGGCCCGCCTTCTTCACCCGTTCAGCGGTCCCCGAGATGGTAAACGCCTTCTTGTAGATCTGGGTGTAGTTGACGTAGCGCGTGGTCGCGGCGACGGCCTGAGCGGCGGTGTCGTCGCCCTCGATGGTCGCGTTGGCGGCGGCAGCGGCGAGGCTGTCGGTCTGCCAGTCGAACTGCGAGTTGTCGCACGACGCCTTGCCGATGTTGGACAGGAACGGCGTGTCGGTCGGGCTGATGTTGGAGATGACATCCGAGAGGTCTTCACGGACGCCGATGAGGTCGTAGCGGTCGAAGGTGTCAGAAGGTTGGGCCATTAGCCTAGCATCCTCAGAATAGCGGCTTCAGCGTCATTGACGGAGCCTGATTGACGGAGACGTTGTTTGGCGCGCTGGAGGTCTTGAGCCTTGGACGGGGCGGCAGTTGCCGTTCCCGGCTTGGCGACCTTCCTTGCTTCGACCGTGGACCGCACCTTGCCGCTCTTGGCGACGAGATCGCGGTAGGCCATCGCATCCCGAAGGACACGGACGGCCCGGTGATCGAAAACCTCATCGAGTTCAGCATCCGAGAAGCCGATGGACTGGCCGTATTCCCGGAGCTTGGCGGTCTCGGCCTTGGCGGTGGCGGGGTCTTTCCACTCGGGGATTGCCGAGAGGAGCTTTTCCGCTTCCTGCGCCGCGAGCGATTGACGCTCACGGGCCTCTTCCTGCGCCTGTTCAGCGTTCAGCCGTTCGGCCTCAAGCGCCACGCCGCGCCGTTGTTCGGCCCACTGTTGATGCTGGAGCATCTGAGCGGACCATTCGGCAGGGTTGGAGTAGCGAAGGGACTGATCGACTCGCGGCTGATTGGCCTCGATGATCTGCTGGACGGTCTGGAGCTTGCCCAGATACTCGTCACGCGCCGCCGCAATAGCCGCCTTCTCTGCCTTGGATTCCTCGGCGAGGGCTTGCGTCTTGCGGGTATAGTCCTGCTCTCGGGAGTAGCCTTTCAGCGCCTCGTCAAGCGTCACCTGGACCTCTTCGCCCGCCACTTTGACGGTGTAGAGGGCCGGCTGCTCTTCGGGGGCCTCCGTCTCTTCCTGATCGTCGGACTCGCCTTCAGGGTCGGATTGCTCCAGTTCCTCGTCGGCGTCGGAAGCCTCAACGGCCTCCTGCGTCTCGTCAGTCTCGCTGTCGGCAGGGCCTAGCAGACTTTCGATCCGTTCGGCGGCGTCAGCCACCGTCGCACCAGTGGCTTGCGCCGTGCTGGAGTCGTTCATGTAGTGCTCTTGGAGTGCGCCGCTGGCCAGTGGCCGTCACGGCTGGTGACCTAGCGTCGGGCTGACTTTGCCAGCCGGGCGCGTAGGAAAGAGGCGTCGTCCACGTCCCGCTTCCACAGCGAGACAAGGGCGTCGATTGCGGCGACCTGAGCGTGTTGCTCGTCGCGCAGGGTAGGGGCCGACCGGGCAGCGTTGCGCCAGTCCGAAATGATCCGCTCCGACATCCGGTGCAGGCCGTCCATCACCCCGGCATTGTCGAGGAGCGCCTGAGCGTCCGCGCCGCGCCGATAGACGGCGGCGATCTCGTCGTCAGTCAGCGACAACGGGCACCTTGCGGGGCTTGGGGGCGGGCGGGCTGTGCAGGGCCTCGTTCGGCACCCGCAGATGCGTCACGGCCTGAGTGCCGACGCGGGCGAACCGCACCACGCAGAAGCCGTCACAGACCTGGGTGACCTCACCCTCGGCCAGAACCTTGTCGCCTATGTTCATCCGGCTATCCCGCCCTGATCCGGGCCGTTGATCGAATACGATTGTGCGGCGTTCATGCGGTTGGCCTCGCTTTTCAGGGCGAACTCCATCTGCATTTCCTCACGCTTGAGGTTCAGTTCCGCGTTGGCCAGTTCACGCTTGAAGGCCAGATCGGCGGCTTGCTCCTCGCGGCGCTGCTGCATTTCCAGCGCGTGTTTCTCGCGGGCCAGTTGGAGGTCGCCCGCCGCCTTCTGCTCGTCGCGCTGGGCCTGAGCCTGCGCCTTGGCGGATTCCAGTTCGATGCGGGCCTTGGCTTCCTCGACCTTGGGATCGGGCATCGGAGGCTCTTGCCCCTTCGCCGCCATCCGCTCCATCGCCTCCGGGCTTTCCGGGTCGGTGAAGAACGCGGTCGGGTCTTTGAAGCCGCCCGTCTCGATGAGTTTGGCCAACGTGTTGAAATACTGCTTCGGCGTCACCAGCGGGTTATCCGGCCCGACCGTGCTGATGATCATTTCCTGCTTGGCCAGCATCATCGACAGAAGCTGGACCTTCTCGGCGTTTGTCCCGCCACCCAGGGCGACGTTGGGCACCACATCCATGTTGACCCGCCACGAACGCGGATCGACCGGCACCCACTGGTTCCGCAGCTTCACCATGCGCGATTGACGCTGGTTCTCGGCGGTCAGTTTCAGCAGGCCACGGAACAGTCGGCGCACACCCGAGGCCATCACGCGGGCGATCAGTTCAATCCGCTCCTGCGAGCGCGAGAACTGCCCGTTCGCAGCCGTGGCCGTGGTGTTCTGCAATGCCTCGGCATCCAGACCCATCGACACCTTGGACATCCCCGTGCGGTTCTCGCGCAGTTCGTCCATGTAGGTGATCAGCGGGAAGGCAGCCTGCGACGTGTTCGGTGCCGCCGCGAAGAAATAGGCTTCCGAAGGCGAACCCTCGGCCCGCAGCACCGCACCGACCTCAGTGTTCATGGCGTCTTCGATGTTGCCGCCACGGCCAACGACCGTCCGGGGGAACACCGACTGGGCCAGACCGTCAGCCCACGCCCGCAGCGCCTTGGTCTTCGTCCACTGGATGTCGGAAACCTTGTCCGACACCGACTCGCCAAAGAAGCTATGCGGCTCCGGGTCGCATTGGAGGTCCGTGAAGGGCCGCTCGTCCACCGGCTCGTTGGCCACGATCTTGAACGACGGCCCCAGGGTGCAGATCCGACGCAGTTCGGCAATGCCGTCGTCGTCGAAGTCCACGTTGATGTAGCTCTCGACATACAGCACCAGCCGGGCGCTATCGTCCGAGGTCGAGCCGCCGATGGTGTCCCGATACGGCTGGCGAGCAAGGCGCTCGTCCGAGGTGTCCAGTTCAGAACCGTCCGTCGAACACGACAGCACCAGATCCCGGTCGTAGCCCATCGCCACCAGTTCGGAGACGCGCTTTTCACAACGGTGGCCGACATAGCCCTCGTCGTCCAGCGTCCGCATCCGGCGACCGATCAGAAGCTCGTCAGGCGGGACCGCAGCGATCCGCACCCGATCCACCCGCTTCTTGAGCCGCAGAGTGACGTTCAGCCCCTCGTCGCCCTCGGAGGTCTCGACAATCTCGGCCTCAACGGACTTCTGGAGGTCTTCCAGCAGTTGCGTCAGGGCCATCTCGTCGAGGCCGGTGTATTTCGTGGTCGAGACGGTGAAACTGTCGTCCCACCACCACTTGATGAAGCCGACCTTCTCCCGGAGCGCGTTCTTGATCGCAGCCAGGAACACCTCGAAGCCGTCGTTATCGACCGTGACGACGTAGTTGATGTAGTCCGTCGCCTGCTCGGCGTTGGCAACGTCTTCTTCCGACTCCGGGGCGAACTCCACCACGTTCTCGGAGCCGAAGAACACCCGCATCAGGCTCGGCAGGATGGCGTTGATCGTGTCGTGAACGTCGCGGGACACGATCTGCGACCGGCCCGCCTCCTCGTCGCCGTAGGGACGCCCGAAATAGCGGTCGATGGCCTTGGCGCGTTGAGGCCCGATGTCCGAGTCGATAAAGCTCGTCGCGTCCTCGATCTCAGAGGAGAGGATGGACGCAAGCGCGGCCTCATCCATCCCGGTCGAGACGGCCTCGTCGTCGTCCTCGGACTCATACATTAGGCGACCTTCACTATCAGAGCCGCCGAGTTGCTGGTCGAGGCGCTGAAACTTGTCGGGGACACACCCGTCAGGTCAGGCCACGTCCCGAAAGCCTGCGTATAGGTCAGGTTCGCACCGCCGAGGTTGCCAGCGACAGCCAGCGCGAGAGTCGGGGAGCCGAGGACGTTTGCCCCTAGCGCGCCTGCCGGGTTTGGGCCGAGGAAGATGGACGACGCACCCGACGCATCCACGTTCACGGCCTGCCAATAGGTGCCAGCAGGCAGGGTCACGTCAGCGCCGGTGATGTCTGCGCTAAACCGGCCCGCCGTCGTGGTCGAGATGCTGCCAATCGAGGCGAGAACAGCGCCCGGCGTGTTGGTCGCCGGATTGTTGGCATAGATCGCCAGTTGGAACAGGCCCGAAGCCGAACCAATAGCGAGCGCCGCGCCAAGCTCGGAAATCTTCATCGGGCGAAGAACCTCAAACGGCGAGGCGCGGATGAGGCCAGCCGTCGTCGCCGTGCCCTGGGTCACGCCACCGCAGCGCACCAGCACATAATTGCCGACGATGGGCGCGGCAGGAACAAACGCGGGCGGGGGCGTATAGGCCGGAACCATCGTCAGGCTCCGATCACATAAACAACGTCACCCGCCGTGCCGATGATGAAAGCCGCCTGCACCAGATTAACCGGCAGGCTCAACGATGCTCCAGCAGGCAAGGCCCAGCCGTTGCCGGTGCCGTCGTCGGTTGCCGTGACGGTCGAGCCGCCAATGAACACCTTGCCAACGTTCGTATCCTTGGCGCGAATGGTCACGCCCGAGCCGATTTGCCCACCAGCAGCGAGCGCGACAGCCGAAGCGGTGACGACCTGTTGGTCGGCATAAATGGCGTCGGTGAATGCCATCAGGACACCCCTTTGATGTTGCGTTTGATCGGAGCCAAGGAGCGCGGCTCCTCATACGTCGAGGCCATCAGGCCGAAGCTGTCCGCGCCGTGCGAGGACCAGTCGTGGTTCGGACCCAGCCCAATCCCTCGGGCGTCGTCCTTCTTTTCGTGATAGGCACCCAGCGCGTCGATCCCAGGCTGCGTTGTCGCCTGATTGAACCAGATGCGCGGGAACCAACGCCGAGCCGCCTCAATCCGCTGAGAGGCAGCCCCACGGCCCTGATTGGGAACAACCGTCACCGAGAAACCCGCCGCTCTCAGCGCGCCCTCGTATGAGGCGTCAAACACCTTGTCATGAGCCGCGCCGTCGTGGGGCAGGAAGCACTCGGCCTTGCCGTATCCCGATGCCCGCAGCCAGTTGATGTGCGTGGCGAGGTCTTGGCCCTGCGCCTCGTAGTAGGCCAGCACCTTGATCTTCTCGCCGATGAACTGGCAGACCCAGATCGTCGTTGCGTCGGCCTTGGCACCCGTGCCGCCGATGTCCCAAAACGCCCGGTAGGCCATCAAGGGATCGGCTGAAATCTCTCCGATGCGGCCCTGCGCCTTCGCGGCAGTCAGGTGGGCCGCGTAGTAAGCGCCCTCGGTGATGGCCTCATAGCCACCTTCCCAGATATGCTCGTATTGGTCCGGCTTCATCCGAAGGTCGTCCAGACGCTCTTGCTCCAGCTCTGCCGGGAACCACGGATTGTCGGACCAGTTGGCCCGGACCACCACGGCCCCGGTCGGCGTGTCGTCGCCCCGCAGCATCTTGTCCACCGGGTCAGACTTGCGGCGCGGGTTCCATGAGAACCACAGTTCCGACCCCGGCTTGCGGATGGTCGGGCGCAGCAGCGTCAGGGACCGGGCTGAGAGCGTCTGGGCCTCCTCGACCCACGCCACGTCGAACCCCTCCAGCGACTTCACCGAGTCTGCCGTGTGGTCCTGCATACCCTGATAGACGATTATCCCACCGCCCGGCGTCACTGTGACCGCCTTCTGGCAGTCGAACACCGAGCCGACGCCGTGGGCCGCGATCTTGTCCTCGATCAGCCGCTTGGCCGACTGGTTCAGATCCTTTTGCACCTCCCGGATGCACACGCCCCGGAACCCCGGCTGCGTCAGCGCCGCCTCGACCATGAGGTCAGCGAAGAAGTGCGACTTGCCAGAACCCCGCCCGCCCCATGCACCCTTGTATCGCGTCGGGTGCAGCAGCGGCTCGAACACCGCCGCCGTGGGCAGTTCAAGCTCCGACAATGCGCCTCGCAATGCCGGTGAACGCCAGCGCCCCGTCGATCTGGGACTTATCGACCACCAGCCCGTTGAGCTTGCAGGCGTCCATGACCGATGCGCGAGAGGCTTGCAGGCCGGATGCGTCCCCGATCTGCTCGCCCTTTTCAGCCAGGCGCAGCAGATGCTCGGTGGCCGAGGCGATGGTCAGGCCGACCTTTGCAGCCGCCTTTTCCTGTATCTCGGCGACCCTTGCCCGGACCTTTTCATTACTTGTCAGTCTGGATGCGTTCGGCTCGCTTGCGGCGTAACCGGCATCGACATACGCCTCGGCTTGGCTTTTGCCTTTGGCGAGTTCCTGGGCGAAGCGTTCGTGCTTCGGATTGGTGAGTGCTGGCATTGTGTCCGGTCGTAGGTGACCGCTCCCGTCGTCAGACCCTTTCGGGCGTCCTGACTGAATGTGGTCCGAGCGTTCCCGCCTTGCCTGCAATCATCCGCCCCGGAGGACGCCGCGCCACAGTTGGCTTTTCGCCATAAGGTCGGGTGGTGTCTGCCCCGCTCGGGGTGGGTCCAGCGAAAGGAAGGCGCGGATGAAACTTAGGGCACGTCGATGATGTTGACGTGCAGAACGATCTCGCCGTCCTGCGAGGCAGCGGTGCCGCCCGAACTGGCAACGGTGAAGTGGACAGTGGCCGGCGCAGCCAGAGCGGCGCGGCGCATGGCATACAGGACGGTCAGGGCCGAGTAGCCCTGGGCCTTCAGATCCACGTCCGCGACATACTGCTGGCCGTTCGCAGCCGAGCCGAGGCGCAGATTGGTGTTGGTCGGGGTGCCGGGGATGGCAACCGGGGTGTCGCGGTCGATCCCCTCGACGATAGCGCCGAACGGAAGCTCGAACGTCCCGGCAGCAGCACCGTCAACGATGGTGATCGGGACGCGGATGGTCTGACGGAGGAAGCCGTTGCCCTCCAGCTTTTGACGCACGTTGGCCATCTGGGCCTCCTGATGGGTTGTGGGTGGTCAGGCTTTCGGCCTGTGGAAACCGATGGTCGGGCGGTTCGTCGCCCTCATGGCGTGATGCGCGGCCTCACTCACCGAGCGGAACCGGGGAGCCTCATCGCTCATGTCGTAAGCCGCACCCATGACGTAGTGCGGAGCATCGTCCTCATACCAGTCGTCGCAGGAGCGGGTCGGCTTGACCGCAGGACGCCTGACCTTCACCGGGGACGCTCCTGATATGGGTATCCACGCCTCACCGCCTCTGAGCGCAGTAGTGCCTACGGGCTTGCCGTGGCCATGAGGAGCGTTGTGCGGGGGCGTGGATGCTGGATGGCCGCGAGGGGCCAATGCCTGAGCGGCGCAAAGCGCCTCAATACGGATTACCCTGCCCCAGACTTAATCGCGGGTCAAGGGGTGGTGCGAACATTTCCGCAACCACCCAACATCTAGCGATTACGCCGCCATCCTCCGCTCGCGCCGCTCTCTCACCAGCCGGTTGATGTTGGTCTGCACCCAGCGCAGTTGGCCACACGCCATCCGCACCGCCGCGCCCTGCGCCACCGGGTTGGTCTCTCCGGTGCAACGCTCGACAATCGGACGCCAGCGGGTCAGCAGGGCTTGATCCGGCTTCAGGAGGTCGAACAGCATCCGGGTCAGGTTCGGCGGCAGGGCCTCGGTGGCCGTCACCAGATACAGGTCCGCGTCGATCATGGTCTGTGACACGTTCTGCCCTGGTGCGCCCTCTGCCGATCCCCGAATGTAGTCCGGGCGACGGTCGGAGCCGTTCTCGCCGGACGCCGTGCGGATCAGTTCCTCCAGCCATTGCACCGCCGCTTGATCGTCTGGCCGGCCCTTCAGCAGCAGGGTGAAGCAGTCGGGGCGATAGCGGGCGAGGATTTCCTCGTTCTTCGGATCTACGTTCACCGCAATCCCCCGGCTTTCGAGTTCGCGGCGCTCTGCCCGGCGCTCGACAATCGAGGCCATGTCCTGCGGGGCGGTGGGCTTCTTGCGGCGGGCCATGCTGTGTCCTTTCAAGCGGCTTGTCGGTCAATCAGGTGAGCAGGAACGCGGCACCCAGGCTCGCCGGGACGCGGGCCGAGGTTGTCGCTCCACCACCCCTCGTCACGGTTCAGGGCGACCACGGCTGACCAGCGGTCGTCGGTCCAGACGGTCGGAGCCTCTGTCGCCTCCACGAAGCTCGCCCATCGGTCGTTCTGGATCAGCCGGTGGATGCCCTTGGCGGTCTCGCCCTGGTACGACTTCGAGGCGTAGGCGGCTTGCAGGCCAGCGATGATGGCCGGCAAGGCGTGACCTCGGGCCTTCGCGGCTGAGAGTGCGGTTTCAACGTCCTTGCGGCTGGATCGCTCTCGGGCTTGGCGAGGCGCTATCGACCAGATCGCTTCCACGTCGGCGCTGGCAGTCGCCGCTTTCGTGCGGCGGGCCGGAGGCTCGGCGGACAAAGAAGGTTCTTGATGGTTATTTGGTGGTTCAAACGTAGTGAGGTACGCAACTGTTTCCCCACCCCCTGAAGCAGTTTCCCCACGTGGGGAAATGGTTGCGCCACGTGGGGAAATAGTTTCCCCACCCAGTTTCAGGGTGATTATGTCGCTCGAACGCGAGCCGTCAGCCCGCGACCGGGCCTCTCTTTCCAGCAGTCCGGCATCCTCCAGACGCTTGAACGTGGTCAGGATGGTGCGCTGCGAAAGGCCGGTGTCGGATGCAAGCGCCTTGTGCGAAGGCCAGCACCGCATCGCGTCGTCGGCGTAGTTCGCCAGCGCCAGCAGCAGCAGCTTTTCGGACGGCTTGAGACCCTGGGCCTTCAGGGAGAGGGCGATAGCTTGAACGCTCATTGCATCCCCATCCGATCCCGGATCGCGGAGCAAGCGATGTCGCACATGGTCTCGACCTCGCCGGTCGGCCCGTTGTTGTTCTTCTCGACCAGCCAAAAGAGCTTGCGGCGCACCTTGTCCAACCGTGAGCGCCATTCGCTCATGGCCTCAAAGTCGCTCTCGTCCTCCGGGCGGCGGCAGTAATACTCCGGGCGGTAGAGGAACATCACCAACCGGGCGTCCTGCTCAATCTCGCCGGACCAACGAAGATCCGACAGGCTGGGCCGCTTGTCCTTGTTGTCGCGCTTCTCCACGTCGCGGGAGAGCTGGCACAGGGCGACCACGGGCACGTCGAGGCGCTTGGCCATTTCAGCCAGGCCCCGCGAAATGTCCCCGACCTCGGCCACCTTGTTGCCCTTGCGGTCGTTGTCGGCCTTGGCGATGGTCAGGTGGTCCACGATGATCGCGCCCGGCTCGATCCCCTGCCGTTGCCAGTCTCGGATTGCCTTGCGGGCGCAGGCTTCCATTGCGGAGGTCGTCAGGCCGGGGCGGGTGTCGAACAACAGGGGCCAGCCGGCCATCGTGCGTTCAGCGGCTTCAAGGGCTTCCCATTGATGGCGCTCAAGCTGGCCACGGTCGGCGTCGAAATAGGACGGGTTCTCGCTCTTGCCGCTGAACACCGGGGCGTTCTGGTTGAAGGCCAGATCGCAGGCCATACGCAGGCCGAGGGCGACCTTCGGCATCTCCATCGAGAAGAACGCCACGCCCTTGCCCTGAGAGGCCAGAGCGCGACCGAGGCTCAGGCCCGCACTCGACTTGCCCATTGCCGGGCGTCCCGCAATGATGGCCATCTCGCCACGACGCAGCCCGCCTGTCAGCCGGTCCAGTTCGGTCAGGCCGGTCGGCAGTTCAATCCGGCCCTTGCGCTCCTGGGCCGCGCGAACCGCACCGCCGATGATCGCATCTGCCCGGCTCCATGCGGAGGGGGAGGGGCCGGTGTCGGCAAGGTCGGACACAGCACGTTCGGCGTCGATCACCCGCTCCGAGCCGGGCTTGTCCGGGTCACGCGCGGCCTCGGCAATCTCACCGGCCACGCGGATCAGTCCCCGGCGCATCGCTGCGTCTTGCACGGCGCGGGCATATTCAGGGGCGTGGCGGGGGGCTGGAGCGCGATCCACCATGTCCGCGAGGTATCGCAGGCCACCGAACTGATCCCACGCAGGCGAGGCTTTCAGGCGGTCGGCAAGGATGGTCGGCTCGGCAAGGCGACCGGCACGAACAAGGTCCGTCATCGCGGTCCAGATCAGACCGTGGAACGGCTCAAAGAAGTCAGCCGCCCGCACGTCGTCGGGCATGGCCTCGTTGTCGAACAGGACAGCCCCGATCAGGGCCTGTTCAGCGTCGAGGTTCTGCGGCAGGGGCGAGCTAAGGCCGATCACGCCGCGCCTCCATTGCATCCGCCACCGGACGCGGGACCGGGGCGGCGAGAGGCGAACGCAGGGCGCGGATCAGCGCCTCGGCCACAGTGACAGGCTTGACGGTCATGCCGCCCTCGCCGCTTTCCGGTGATCCTTCGGGGACCACGCCTTGCGAAGACCGCCCATCGCCTTGCGGTGGGCCTTGCAATAGGTCTCGTCGGTCGGGAAGCAGCAGGACAGGACTTCATGCCGCTTGCCCAGCGGGAACGCGCACTGGCCGCTCTCGCGCTCCATCCACGGACGGGCGAACGACACATCGGCCAGGATCACCGTCTCGCGCTCAACCTTGGCGGTCTGGATGCGCTCGCGCTTGGCTTGCTTCTCCCGCGAGGCCAACTGCGCCCGCAGCCGTTGCGTCTCGCGATTGCCACCCGAGGCGCGAGGGAACTCCGCTGCCAGCTTCAGGCGGTGCACCTTGCCGATGACGGCGTTGCGGCTGACCTTGATGCCGAACCGCGCCGAGATTCGACTGGCCATCTCGCTGACGTAAATGCCCTCGATCCAGAGGGACCGCAGCATCTCCAGCACCTCAGGAACCTCCCACAGGGTCGCCTTGCGCTCCACCACCGTCCGCACCTTGCCCAGCAGGGGCACACCGAGGCGGCGGCACCGGGCGACGACCGAGGACCGCGACCGGCGCTCATGGGTCGGAGGCAGCAGGACGGACGCAATCTTGCCTGCCGAGCATCCGAGCGCGGCCAGTTCGATCACGCGGGCGTCGTCGGCTTTTGTCCACTCGCTCATGGTTATTCCCCTCTTGTGTGTGGTTGAACGGTGACGCGGACGACGGCTTCCCGCTGAGGCGGGGCGTCGGACCACGAAAGGGTGATGCGCTGGCAGCAGGAGTCGTCGATCACCAGACCGCGCTCCACGATCAAATCCAGGGTTGCCTTGGCAAGATTGTCGAGGTCGCGAGCGCGCCGGTCGGGCCGGTCAAAAATCATCTCAATGATGAACGGGCCAGCAATCAGCCCAGCAGGAACGCGAGGCCCCGCGGCGGCTTTCCATGCCTTGTATCCAGCCGAGAGATAGCGGCGAGCCTTGCCTGCAAAGAGACCGTTCGTGGACGGGGGGAACGGCAGATCGAAGCTAACCGCGCTCACGACGCCCTCGCCCGGCGCAGGGCCTCATGCAGAGCTTCCTGCTTCGGGTTCACCGGCTTCTTGCGGACGTGGCCGCGAACGGGAACCACATCCGACCGGACGAGTTCTACACGCAGCAGGCCGAGCGCATCGGCCAGTTGCTCGTTCGTCGGACGGACAGGCTTGGCCGGCGGGGTAATGGCCGTCGTGAAGATGCGGGACAGAGCGCGGATCATTGCGTGTTCCCCGTGTTGTGCGGTGTCCACGGGCGGAACGACTGGGGTGCGTCGAGCGCAGCCTTCAGATCGGCGGCGAGCGTCCGAACCCGCTTGCGAAGACGCATGACGGTCAGGTCGCACGGGGAAAACCCCTCAGAGAGTTGGCCTTCCAGCGCAAGGACAGCCTCGACCAACTGAGGGGCGAGCTTCAGGGTGGGATTGAGGTCCATCACCGCCCCCTGCGAATGATGCGGGCCAGCGCGCGGACCATGATCCAGACGCCGCTTGACGACACGACCTCGCCAGCCTTGTTAAGCGTCCAGCCGAGGCCCCAGGCCAGCCAACCCAAAGGCTCTCGCCTCAAGTTCCTGAACATGGTCCCGCTTACGCGCGCGGCTTTCTTGAACACGGGCGGTCTCCTCGATGATGCGTTGAAGGTCATCGGCGTAGGTCCGCCCGCTGAACGCCTCTCCGACCGCCTGCGCGAGTTCCCACGGCCACACCTGAAACGCCTTCGTCAGCGTCCGTTCAGATGCGTGGCCCTTGGTCACGTTTGCAGCAGCGGAGAGGGTGCAGTTGAGCGCCTTCGCCGTTTGTTTGATGGTGTCGCGGGGGAAGCGTTGACGGACAAAAGCCGCGAGAACGCCTCCGACGTTGAGGGTCGATTGGTGCCAATCGTCGGACAAGAAACTCACTCCAGTCTGGGCCATTACAGGGACACCAGAAGGGGCCGCACCGGCACCGGAACGGACTTGAGGACAACGACGTGGCCCAGATCATCACCGTGCACTTTGGCGAGCGGCGGGTGATCGATTGGGGGACAGACAGGTTTGCGGAGGCGGCTAGGCGATGCGAAGCCGAAGCCCTCCTGCAACCGGACAGGATTGCGGACGCGCTGCGAAGGTGCGCCACCAAATACCGGGCAGCAGAAGGGGGCGGGGGATGACCCCGCCTTTTTGCCGTGGGAAATGATGTTCATCCCCCGGCTCGACATCAGCCGTGCATCTTTTCGAGCAGGGCGATTTCGTCGTCGGTCAGGTTGGCAATCGGGCCAAACTTGACGCCCAGCTCTCGAAAGATGCGGAGCGCCATCGTCACGGACGGACCCTCACCGCGAACAATCTGGTGCGCGTAAGGCTTGCTCACCCCGATGCGTTGAAGGTCTGCGGCTTTGACAGTGGAAGCGTTCATGCCGTCAATGTATGCCGAGCGCATACCATGAAGCAAGCGGAAAAAGTATGCGGAGCGTGTCCCGACAATCCAGATCGGGCGGCGCATCTTCACGGCATGGAGAAAGCAAACCATTTGAGGGCTTGGCGGCAGTTCCGGCGCATGACGCTTGAACAGGTCGGGGACGCCATCGGCACCACTAAGGCCGTGATCCAGCAGCTTGAGTCCGGGCGCACAGCCCTATCCCAAAAGTGGCTGAACAAGCTGGCCCCGGTGTTCGGCACTACGCCGGGCTTCCTGCTAGACCACGATCCTAACGACATCGACGCCGCGTTCCTGGATGCGGCGATGTCCGTTCCTAAAGAGCGACGGGCGCAAGCGGTCGAGATACTGGCGACCTTCCGAAAAGCCGCAAAAGGCTAACCACCCGACAGCCGCAATCTGACCCAAAAGCCCGCCCGGCTTGGGTTTCATGCTGGCCGGCGCAAAAAGTATGCGGCGCCGCTACTTTTGTGTTGCGTCCCCGGTATGCGTTCGGCATACTCTCCTCACACACCGAGGAGACAGCCAGATGGCCACCGCCGAAACCATCACCCCGACCGAAGCCCGCCGCCAGCTTGAGTGGCTGCGCTTTTCCAGCGAAGTCGGTGACGCCGCCCGCAAGTCCGAACTCCGCGCCATCATCCGCGCCGCCGATGAGGTCGAGGAAACCGATCCGGCTGAAATGCTGAAATGGGCCGAGCGTCTGGAAAGCTGGGCCGCTCACTACGACACCCAGGGCCGCGAGTTTCAGGCCACGGAAAACCGCGAGATTGCGGCCCGCTATCGCCGCTGCGCCGACCGCGCTCTGGGCCTGAAGGTGGCGGCATGAGCGCCCCCCAATACATCGCCAGCGGCGGCGTCATCTTCCAGCGCGAACACGCCCCGATGACGATGGCAGCGGCCCGCCTCGCGGTCGGCATTCACCGGATGAACGCCTCTCACTGGCTGACGACAGGCGAGGAACGGACGCTTGCTGCCCGCCTCGCACTGGCGAAGACCGAGATGGCGCTGGCCAACGAACTCGAAGCCGCAATCGCCGAGATCACCAACCCGCAAGCCGAAAGGGCAGCCGCATGACCGACGCCGCAGTTATCGAAATCAAGCACCGCCACACCGGCAAAGTGTTGTTCACCGCCAAAGGCGCGATGACCGTTGCTGCTGCACTGGCAATGGCCGTGGCTGCCGGCGCGAACCTGAGGAGCGCGGACCTGAGTGGCGCGGACCTGAGGAGCGCGGACCTGAGGAGCGCGGACCTGAGGAGCGCGGACCTGAGTGGCGCGGACCTGAGGAGCGCGGACCTGAGGAGCGCGGACCTGAGGAGCGCGGACCTGAGTGGCGCGGACCTGAGGAGCGCGGACCTGAGGAGCGCGGACCTGAG